AAGGTATCGTCACAGCATCCGCTGTCGGCGTGACTGGCGGAACGGGTGTATCTGGTGCGTTCACAGCAGACAACTTGATCAGCTTGGTCTACTCGGTAGACACAGCCGGTCGTCGTCTTGCAGGTTCGGGCTTCCAGATGAACTCGTCTTCAATCGCGAAGATGCGTTCTCTCAAAGACACAGCAGGCAACTACGTCTTCTCACCAGCACTCAACGCTGATGCGAATGACTTGCTTCTTGGATACCCAGTATTCGAGAACCCAGCAATGGCCAGCACAGCAACTAGCGCGAAGTCGGTAATCTTCGGACACCTTCCTTCGTTCTTCGTTCGTCAAGTTGGCGGCATCAAGTTGGATCGAAGCGATGACTTCGCATTCAGCACTGGCCTTGTTACCTTCCGCGCAACAATGCGTGTTGACGGCAACTTGCCACAAACATCACATGTCAAACACTTCATCGGCAACGCTGCTTAATTAGAGCAACCGATAACAGACATGACAGTCCGCAAGGACTGTGACTAGGATTAAGTCCACGGCCATTTCGTGCAGGGTTGGCCGTGGACTTTCTCTATATCTGCACTATTCTTAGGAGGATGATGTGGCAAACCGTAATCGTGAAGGGCGTCCCAGTGGAGATGCCAGGAGCCTTAGCGGAGCGTTTGCTCCGAGCGGGCGTAGCGCACTCGTTGGAAGTGTCCGACCTACCAATCCCGACCGACTCAGGATCGTCTGGTATTCCAACGCACCTTGGGCTTCCACAGGATACGGACAGCAAACCGCGCAAGTCATCCAAAGGCTCGCGAAAGAAGACCACCAAGTAGCAGTCCACGCGATGTACGGCCTCGCAGGCTCGACATCAACTTGGAACGGATTCAAAATCTATCCACAAGGATTGGCTGCATACTCCGACGATGTAGTTGTCGCGCACACAATGGAATGGGCGAACCAAGACCTATCAACGCCGACACTGCTCGTCACACTCTTCGACACTTGGGTGTTGAAGTCTGACTCGTTGAAAACTTTGAAGAACATTGCGTCATGGGTTCCGATTGATCATCAGCCAACACCACCAGAAGTGTTGGCTTGGTGTGCGCGTGAGAACGTGCGACCGATCGCAATGTCAAAGTTCGGTTCACGAATGTTGGAGACAGCAGGCGTTGAACACTTGTATGTTCCACACGCAATCGAGCCGGTGTTCAAACCGACCGAGTCGGTGACATTGGCAAACGGTCAGAAGATGACTGGTCGAGAGTTCATGGGTTGGGAAGAAGACCGATTCGTTGTGTCTATGGTTGCGACCAACAAAGGTTCGCAACCTGCGCGGAAGGCTTGGGCCGAGAACATTCTTGCGTTCTCAATCTTCGCCAAAGATCACCCTGATGCTGTGCTGTATCTGTACACGGAACCTGATGGTGCGATGGCTGGGATTAGTTTGCCAACATTGTTGGATGCGGTCGGTGTATCGAAAGACAAGTACAAGGTTGTCGATCAGTATGCGTACCGTCATTCGTTGCCACAGAATGTGATGGCTGCGATGTACACGGCGTCCGATGTTCTTCTTGCCTGCAGTATGGGCGAAGGGTTCGGCATTCCTGTTATTGAAGCGCAAGCTTGCGGGTGTCGAGTGATTGTCAGCAACTTCACGGCACAACCTGAACTGGTTGGTGACGGCTGGACGGTGGAGGGTCAGCCGTGGTGGGATGCGGCACAGAAGTCATGGTTCTTCACACCGAATGTGCCTGACATCGTGAACGCTCTCAAGGCGGCCTATAACGCGCCTAGGAGCCGTTCTCAGGACGCGATCACCCATGCCCTAGGGTACGAAGCCGATCAAGTATTTGAGCAGTATTGGAAGCCAACAATGAAGGAGTTGTCCGCATGGTGCCGGTCATAGTCATCCCTGTCCTCAACCGATACGACCTGCTTGAAAGGTGCATCAAGTCAATCGACTACCCAGTTGAGAATCTGATCATCATTGACAACGGCGGTCGGATCGCCAAAGACTGTTTGGTTCTGCCACGCAGCACAAAGATTCAGAACCGATACATCATGGACATGCCATCAAACCTTGGTGTGGCAACATCGTGGAATCTTGGAATCAAGATGACACCGTTCGCAACAGGTTGGATTCTGCTCAACTCAGATGCACACTTCGGTCACGGACATCTAGAGAAGTTCTACAAAGAGTCAGACATAGACGAGATACATCTAGCGGGTGAACCTGGTTGGTGTTGTGCTTGGATCGGATCCGAAGTTGTCAAAGATGTTGGACTGTTCTGCGAAGCATTCCATCCTGCATACTTCGAAGACAACGACTATGAGCGTCGCGCAACACGGTTACACAAGAAGATTGTCAAGTCTGATGCGCTGGTCTATCACGACAACTCGTCCACGTTGCTGTCGGATCCGTCGCTGTTTAACAAGAATCGTGAGAGCTTCCGAGCGAACATGGAGTTGTTCAAACTTCGCAACGCACGACTTGACGCAGGGCAGTGGGATCTGCAACGCCGAATCAACCTGAGTTGGGATTGATGGCTAAGTATCACGACTACTTGCAAGACGGATTCAAACTTGATGAGATGTATCAAGCCGAAGATGTTCAAGAGTTTGATGCTTGGTATCAGTCCGATGTGCGACCGATGGGATATCGTCTGCTCTCAACAGTCATGTCGGCGTTCTCATTTGGTTCAATACTGGACATCGGTTGCGGTAAAGGTACACAAACACATCTGATGGCGTTACGCGGTAGAAGGGTTGTCGCCTACGACATCTCAGCGACTGCGATACGCAAAGCAAAAGCGTCCTACCCTGACATCGACTTCCGTGTCGGTGACGGTCTGACCGCAGCGAAGTCAGGTGGGTACGATTGCGCGGTCATGTCGCACACGTTGGTCATGCAAGAAAACTGGCAAGAAGTAATCCTAGAAGCATCCACAAGATGTAACTGGCTGATACTTGTTGAATACATTCCTGCCGACACAACTTGGCACATCCCTGACATCAACACTTTGCAAACCGAGTTTGAGAAACATTGTTCTATTGACACAAAGATTGTCATGAACGACAACCGCATCCTGCTCGTAGGTAAGTCACAAAGATGAGAGTGTTTGATTGCATCCTGTTCAATCAAGAACACGACATGCTCGAATGCCGACTGTCAGAGATCGGTGATGTCGTAGACAAGGTCATCATTGTCGAGTCGGCAACAACTTTCATGGGTCAACCCAAAGCACACGGAATTGACCTTGACAGGTTCTACAAATGGCGCGACAAAATCCACTATGAGATCTATGAACCAGATGCTTCGCTTCGCAGCTGGTCGGCTGAACATGCGCAACGCAACCATCTCTTCACCGTGTTGCGACAGTTCGCACCAGAAGCCGAAGACATTGTGACGGTCGCGGATTGTGATGAGATCTGGTCGCCGAACGATATAGAGACTTTGAAAACTGGTTGGCATGGTTACATGATGAAGCGTCTCGTGATGTCGGCGTATTGGCGTCTATCTGATGAACACACAATGGTTGCGGGTCCGTGGGGTAGTCGAACTGGTGATGCGCAAACTATGAGATCGTTGCGTCATCAGTTGCATCAGATTCATTCAGGTTGGCATGTGTCTTGGATGGGTGGACCTGAATGGGCTGCGAACAAGATGCGTTCGTTCTCTCACCAAGAACTCATGGTCGAGAACCCTGATGTGTTTATGGCCGAGAACTATCGGGTCGGTCGCTCGATACGCGGCGAACAGTTGATTGAGGTGCAGATGGATGATTCGTGGATTCCGTGGATTGCTGAAGGGAAGGCTCCGTTGTCGTGGTACCGTCGCCGGTAGCGATCATCTCACCGTTTGATCAGAAGTATTGGGATCGGTTCGGTGAAGCATTCATTGCCTCGATTGAAGGCTTGACGGTCAAACCGCAAGAGGTGATTCTTGTGACGACTGCAAGAGTTGATGTGCCATCTTGGTGGAAGGTTGTGCCGTATTGGGATGACCGCATCTGGCCGTGTGTGAATGTGGGCGTGCGTGAAGCAACAGCCGAATGGTGTACACATCTTCCAGTCGATGACACTATGGATCCGAACTTCTTTGACGGTCTAGTTCTGCAAGGTGATGCCGTGAATGTGCGCGGTCGGTGGGACGGCGGATTGTGTCACGGCACACCTGAACAATACAAGAATCTTCTCAATCAACAAAACAACGGTATGCCAGGACTTGCGGTGATTCGTCGCAAGACTTGGTTGAAGATTCCGTACCGTTCCCACAAGTATGTTGATTGGATTCATTGGTGCGAGATGCGGTCACACAATGTTGAAGCGTCGTTTGATTCGCGTTGTGTGTGGACTTGGGTTCGACACGATGATGCACTGACTGCACAAAGAGACGACCAAGCCGAACAAGAAGTGTTCAATTTTCGTAGACTGTTGGAATCTGGTCGTGTGATACCTGGTGAGGATTGGCCGCCGAAGTTGACTGAATGATTCTTCAAAACTTGAAAGACTGTCACAAAGGTGAAGAGATCTGGGTGTGTGGTTCTGGTCCGAGTATGGACTGGGTGACACCACAGTTCTTTGATGACAAGGTTGTTGTGTCGATCAACGATGTCGGATTCTGGTTCGGTATCGCCGACTTCTATTCGGCGTCAAATTATTCCAAAGCCAACTCGACTACAGCCAAACGAATTGATGAAAACCCTGACCGCATATTCGTCACTCCAGACATGGACTTAGAAGCATCAGACATGACCGCAACCCATGTCGGGTCAGGTAATCACATCACCTTCCGACCACACGCACCATTCTGGCGACCTGACATCGGATGGCCAACCGACCCAGATGTGTTGGTTGTTGGTGGCACCTCGGCACATATAGCGATGCACCTTGCCTGCTACATGGGTGCATCACAAATTAATTTGGTCGGCGTTGACAACGGGTCGATAGGTGGGATAAGTAACTTCGGCAAGTACGGCGACAGCAAAGCAATCAACCCTGAAGGCTGGAGTCAATGGTTCCCGATTGTCATCAACAAGTTGCGTGAGTTGTATGGAGTAAGATTCTTCAGACTTCAGCCATCACTTGAGTTGTTGGTTGTTGAGTAGGATAGGAATCTATGGCAATCACGAACGGCTACGCCACACGCAATCAAGTTAAGGCTGCTCTTCGTATCGGGACTGCCGACACTCAGGACGATGAACTTCTTGACAATTGTGTCGGAGCTGCCAGTCGACTGATTGATGGTTATGCGAACCGACAGTTCTGGGCTTACGGATCGGCAACCACGAGACTGTTCACCGCAGCCGATTCATTCGTGTGCGAGATTGACGACATCGCTGGAACTGCGATCACATTAAAAACACAAACAAATGCGGACGGCAACTTTGATGTCACTTGGAGTCCAAGCGATTGGCAACTAGAACCAGTCAACGGAATCTTGGACGGGTTGACAGTTCCTTACACACGCATCCGCGCAGTCGGCGACTATCTGTTCCCAACCTTAAACGCAAACTTCGGACTCGAAGCATTGGTGCAACTCACCGCGGTCTACGGTTGGCCATCTGTACCTGAGCCGATTACACAAGCTGTGATCATCCAGGCGTCAAGAATCTTCAAGCGTTACGATTCACCGCTCGGCGTTGCCGGCTTCGGAGACTTGGGTGCGATACGAGTGACACGCGCACTCGACCCAGACGTCGCACAACTTGTCGAGCCATATCGCCGAATGCGAATGTTCGCATGACCGCAACAGTCACCGAACTCAAAACAGGACTCCAGACACGTCTTGCCACGATCCCGAATCTTCGCGCATTCGCACAGCAACCCGATCAGGTGAACCCGTCGCTCGGCGGTATCGCATGGCCGACACTCGAATCAATCACCTACCACGGTGCAATGCGAGCAGGCTTAGTCACACACGTCTTCACGGTCAGTGTGATTGTCGGTCGTGCAGCAGAACGCACCGCACAAAACCTGATGGACACCTACCTGTCTTATGACAGCGGGATTCGCGCAGCGATCGAAGCCGACACATCACTAGGCGGATACGCACAAACCTTAATCGTTGAAGAGGCATCCAACATCTCAACCGTTGACGCGAACGATACGACCTATCTGACAGTTGACTTTCGTGTCGTCGTGTACGCTTAACCTATGGCAAAGTTCCAGGTGGTTGAAGGCTTCACGGTCTTAGACAAACAATATCCAGCCACTATTGATGGCGCAGATGTTGATCATCTAGACTCTCTACTGCAATCGGGTCGCATTGTTCCGGTAGCGGATAAATCAACCTCAAAAGCCGACACGGCAGGAGATCAATAATCATGGCAAAGTTAGTTCTCACAAACTCAAACGTAATTCTGAACGGCACCGATATCACATCAAGCGTTGCAGCAGTAACTCTGTCAACTTCAGCAGCCGAAGTACCAACAACAAACTTCGGTTCAGGTGGTGCAGTAACTCGCGTCTCAGGATTGATTGACAACTCGGTGACACTCTCGTTGCACAACGACTACAACGCCATTGACGGACTCATCATGCCATTGATCGGATCGACCGCTGTCACGATGGTTGTGAAACCAGCAGGCACAGCAGCAGCAGGAACCGCTTCACCTCACTACACCTTCTCTGTACTTTGCACAGAGTTCAGCCCAGTCAACGGTGCTGTCGGTGAATTGAACACAGCCGATGTCACTTGGCCAATCAGCGGAACGATCACAAAAGCAACCGCATAGTTCTTAACAAAACAATCAGGAGGTAAGAATGAAAATCAATCTAGAAGTAATCGCGCTCGACGGCGTAGTCAATAAAGTGACCGCGCAGTTCGCAGACTTTATCGCCTTCGAAGGCGAGAAGAATCGTTCGGTCGCAAACTTCCAAACAGAACTACGCCTCACCGACCTTGCCTGGTTGGCGTGGCATGCAACAAAGCGCACGAAGAAGACTGCGATGAAGTTTGAAGAATGGATTGAGACAGTCGAGAGTGTGGAGGTTGGAACCGATTCTGCGGTGATCAACCCTTTGGAGAATCCTCAGCCCACTGGCTGATCGCATACCTAGCGTGTGAGACTCACATCGCACCATCTTTACTTCTACAAGAATCACCTAGAATGCTGTACACGATGCTCGGCTATCTGCGCTGGAAGAGTGTCAAGATGAACCCGAATCAAAGGATCTAGTCATGGCCTTCTCAGCATTCCCGAATATGCCAGGCGATACAGGTGGGACTCTTGGTCGTGCCGGCACCGCAGCAGTCGCAGGCAACACAGTTGTGGTGAAGGACTTGTTTGAAACTTTGCGCAAGTTCTCGAAGGCATCTCCGCAGTTCAACAAAGAGATGCGCAAAGTCGCCTACGCGGTGGCAAGAGACTTGGAATCAAAAGTCAAACTTGAAGCGACCACGGTCAGTCGAGCCAGTCAAGCGATACAGGTCGCCAAAGGACTACGCGCAAGCAACGACCGCATCCCGACAATCAAGTTGCGTGGCAAAGAATCGTTCGTGTCAAAGTCTCGTCCGAATAGTAAACGCAAAACAAAAGTAACTCGTGCCGATGTGTTCTTCGGTGCGGAGTTTGGTGGTGGTGCTACACCTAAGACAAAGCAGTTCTTGCGACATCGAGGTCAGTCCGGATACTTCTTCTGGCCGACCGTCCGCAAGCGCAAGAACGCGATCGCCAAGGAGTACCTAGATGGCATGGACCGTGTGGTCAAGGAACTAGGCATCGGCTAGAACCCTTACGGAATAAGGCTCAAAAATCTTTGAAAAGATAGTTGCGTTTGTCTTACGCTTCCTATAGATTGTCTTACATACCTAAGGAGGTAGTCATGCAAATCAAACACAAGAACCAAACACTCAAAGTTATTGAAATCAAAGAACACACTCCAAGCATGCGCACAACAGGCTGGACACACTTCGCAGCAGTACAACGACCAAAGGGAACCAAGGTCTACTACGCAAACCTTCTGATTGTTGACAACGAAATTATCCATTCAATCGTGGTGATGTGATGACAATCAAATATCCAACCATCACTATCAGAGTTGACAAAGAACTCAAGACACTCATTGAGCGTCAAGCCAAGAAACAAGATGTGACCGTGTCTGAATTGCTTCGCCAGTTCATTGAGACTGGGTTGCACAATGTTTGAGGTCGTTGGGTTCCCATCGGTCAAGTCCGTCTACCCAAAGACCATCGCCGAATCTTGGATGGAGTTTGCATCCATCCTCGGCAACCATCAAGAACGAGCAAACAAGTCAGACGGCTCGCTGTACTCGCCAGTCACCTACCGTGAACACACAACCCGTGGCAACGCGAACGTCTCACACATCTGGGCGTTGGTTGCCGACCTTGACGGCGAAGCATTCGAGCAAGCAGATCTCGGATCGTACATACACTTCGCCTACACAACCTGGTCGCATCGTGACAACGATCCACACTGGCACATCGTCGTCCCGTTTGAGCAGGCTGTGCCGGTGCAGAACTGGGAAGAAGTCTGGTACGAGACACATGAGCGTCTTCGTCTCAAAGGCGACCCAGCAACCAAAGACCCTGCCCGTATCTTCTTCTTGCCACAGCACGAAGCTGGTCAAGCATTCCGTACACATCATTCAGGTTGGCGATTCCTTGATCCAACCATCACAGATATCGCTGCACCGACACGACGATTCGACACACCGAACATTCGCACGACTCGTCAAACGAAGAGTGGTAAGTGGGCAAGAGTCGCAATGGATCCGAAGTGGTGGGAAGCACCACTTGACTTGTCGCAGTATGAGGGCATGACACAAGAAGAGATTCACAAAGACATGCAACGTGAGTGGTCTGACCTGCGTAAACGGATGACTGCTAACTGAGTAGAATTGCTTCACCATGGCAGGTGAACGCACATTCGTTGTAAAGATTCTCGGCAACGCCGACGGTGCTATCACGGCGTTCAAGAATCTTGCCCGTGAAGGACAGCAGTCAATCGAGAAGGTTCAGTCAATCGGTGCTGGACTTGGCAAGGCATTTGACTTCGTAAAGAAGGGTGCGTTCATTGCGCTCGGTGCGTTGACCGCGGTCGCAGGTGCAGCGACAGCAGCAGTCGCAGCAGCAGCCGCCGACGAAGCATCACAGAAAAGTCTTGAAGCACAGTTGATTCGTTCAGCCGGTGCAACAACCGCACAAGTGCAAGCAACCGAAGCATTCATTGAGCAGGCAATGTTGGCGACAGGTGTCGCCGATGATGAACTTCGACCAGCGTTCGGGAACCTTGCCCGCGCCACAGGTGATCTAGAAAAATCTCAACGTCTGTTCGGACTTGCACTCGACATAAGCGCAGCCACAGGCCGTGACTTGGAAGCCGTCACTTTGGGATTGGGTCGTGCTGCGACAGGTCAGATCGGCGCCCTTACTCGACTCGGCATTCCGTTGGACGAAGGCGCAAAGAAGTCAAAAGACTTTGGAGCAATCCTCAAAACTTTAGAAGAACAGTTTGGTGGTGCAGCCGCAACCGCAGCCGACACATTCACTGGGCGAGTGAAGATTCTCCGCACATCATTTGGCGAAGTAGTCGAGACAGTTGGCTTCTTGCTTCTGCCAGCATTTGAGAAGATCGTAGAGTTCTTGCAGAAGCGAATCATCCCAGCGTTGAAAGCCGCAGTCGATGGATTCAAAGAAGAAGGTCTGACTGGTGCAATCAAATACTTTGCTGCCGCAATGGGTCCAGTCTCGTTTACGGTCATCAACTCTATTGAGAGAATGATTCTGTCGGTAATTGAGTTTGAACAAGCAATCGTCAACTTCTTCAAACCAGCATTTGCGTTCATTGATGTTCTGCGAGCGATCGCTTCGTCGGTCACAGGTGGCGACGGAATCATCACAGTCGAGCAGATGCTCATTGACCGAACAAACAAAGTCACTGACACCTTCGACAAACTGCGACTATCGGTAATCAATACAAGTGCGGCATTGAATCTGTCCGGCAACAAGATCTCACCATTGATTGAACAGACAGACAGATTGGGAACCAAGGTTCTGCCGAAGGCTAAAGAGTCAACAGATGACTGGTCAACGTCGCTCGGCAATTTGGACAAGAAGACAGGTGGCGCAGCCAAGACAGTTGAGACTGCGAAACAGAAGTTTGAGAAGTACACGGATGCGTTGAAGTCTTCGACCTCTGCGCAGAAGGCGTTCAACAATGCGCAGACTGCTTCGTCGAAGGCTGCCGATTCTTTGAAGGGTGCGCAGGACGATGTGTTCGCGAAGCAGAAGGCGTTGAATGATGCGGTCAATGGTTATGGTGCGGATTCGGATCAGGCGAAGAAGGCTCAGCGAGAACTGTCGGCGGCTCAACGTAATGTTGCGCAGGCTGGGTTCCGTGTCGAGGAGTCGGTGTTTGCGGTCGCTGACGCCGAGAAGGCACTTGCCGATCTGCGCAAAGATCCTGAATCGAGTGCGCAAGCAATTCGCCAGGCAGAGATTGACTTGGCACAAGCGAAGTTGGCTGTCGCGGATGCAAGCGATTCAGAGTTTGAAGCCACTAGCAAACTTAAAGATGCACAACTTGTTCTGAACGAAGCGGTGAGCGGTGCGATCATCGGTTCAGACACTTACAACAAACTGCTTGAAGACGTCAACGATGCCAAGGTCAAGGAACGTGAAGCATCGGAGCGTTTAACAGAAGCAGTCGAGCGTGAGACGGAAGCCTACGAGAATCTTGCCGAAGCAATCGCCAAGGTGGCTGAGGCTGCAAGAGTTGCTGGAGTTACCGCCGCAATCCCAACCTTGCCGACTGTGCCGACACCGGCAGGCAGTGGCACAGGGTTCGCAGGTCAAGCTGATCCATCTGTGCAGATTGTGGTGAACACGGGTATCGGGACGAACGGTGTTGAGGCTGGGCGGCAGATTGTGCAACTGTTGCAGCAGTACACGGCGGTTGATGCGTTCGCGATTGACCGTCTCGGCTTTGCGCCAAGAAGGTAGCCATGCCAAAGACTTTGAAGTGGGGTCAAGAGTATTCGGTGCTTCTGGATGTCGGTGCGATCGCTGACGCATTCATCCTCGACACATCACTTCTTGACGGCACAGACACACTTAACGGCTCAACAGACTTTGTGGACGCAACCGAATATGTGTTGTCTGTCGCAATCCAGCGTGGCCGCACCAGTCAAACCGACCAGTTCTCACCTGGCACCTGTCGCATCTTGGCTGATGACCGTGCTTCAGGCCGACTGTTTGATCCAGCGAACACCGCATCAACCTATTACCAAGGCGACTTCGACTTGGCACCAAGACGAGCGATCAAGGTTCTTGCCGGTACAGCCGAGCTGTTCGTCGGCGCAATCACCGACCTTGACATCACCTACGAGATGCCGAACCTGTCGTTCGCATCCATTGTCTCAGCAGACGGACTGTACGAACTGTCCCGCACAGCACTCACCGCATTCTCACCATCATCGCAGTTGACTTCGGATCGAGTCACAGCAATCTTGAACCGACCAGAAGTGAACTTCTCAACTGCGCTACGAGACATCACAACAGGTGTCGCGACCTGTGGCACCGTCGCCTACGGCGACAACACGAACACGTTGTCGGCGTTGCAGGCTGTCGCCATCGCTGAGGATGGTCGCCTGTTCGCAAACCGTCGCAACGAAATCCAGTTTGATCCGAGAATCTCATTCACCTTCTCAACCGCTATCGCATCGTTCGGTGGTACAGCGTCAAACGAGATTCCGATCTTGGCGATCGGTGTCGCATACGGTCAAGAAACATTATTCAACCGTGTCCAAGTAGATGTCGATGGTGGCACCGCAGCACAGATCGCATCCGATGCGACAAGCCAAACGAAGTTTGGTGTGCAAACATTATCGTTCTCAGGTGTGCCGTTGGTGAGCGAAGCGGCTGGAGCGACCTTGGCACAGAACCTGCTCGACAAATACAAGGAACCAAAGATTCGCTTCAATGAGATCTCAACCAGTTTGAACGCTTGCGGTTCAGCGTTATGGCCAACCGTACTGACACTTGACGTGGGATCAGTTTGTTCCGTCACCAAGCGATACGACCAAGGGTTGCCACTGTCGCGCACCGACACCGTGTTCATCGAGTCCGTCACGCACGACATTACACCCACAGATCATCGGATAAGATTCGGACTAGGTCAAGCACAGATCGTCCTTCCGTTCTTGCTTGACACATCCGAACTTGATGACACAACTTACGCACTAACATAGGAGAATTATGGCTGGAGCTGGATATCGCACATTCGCATCGGGCGAAGTATTGACTTCGAATAATGTCATGACCTACTTGATGGATCAGATGGTTCAGGTATATGCAGGTACCGCAGCACGATCATCCGCAATCCCGTCACCGTCAACAGGCATGGTTGCATATTCGACTGCTACAGGTTTGCAAGTTTTTAACGGCTCAACATGGGTTAATGTATAGACATGGCTGGCGCAGGGTATCGCACATTCGCATCTGGCGAAGTATTGACTTCGAATAATGTCCAGACGTACTTGATGGATCAGGCCGTGCAGGTTTATGCCGGCACCGCAGCACGATCATCCGCAATCCCGTCACCGTCAACAGGCATGGTTGCATATTCGACTGCTACAGGTCTACAAGTATTCAACGGTTCAGCGTGGGCGAGTGTTGGTGGTGCAACCTACGCATCAATCTCTGGTGGTGCGTCAACGGCGTTGGGAACTGCGATCGGTGGTTCAACATACAATGTCCACACCTTTAGTGCTGATGCCAATTTGGTTGTCACGACAGCAGGCCTCGTGGAAGTCTGTTTGATCGGTGGCGGTGGAGCGGGCGGCGGACCACAAGCAGCACCAGGATCATATTCGTATTCGGGTGGCGGCGGCGGTGGCGGCGGCGTAGTTGGAATTAACGCAATCAACACAATCTATCTTGCTGTTGGCACTGTAGCCGTCGATGTCGGAGCGGGCGGTGCGGGTGTGTCGGCTGCTGATGGTGCGGTTGGTTTTACGTCTGCTATCGGTAATTTGATTAGTGCTGCGGGTGGCGGAAATGGAAACGGCGTTCGAGCCGATCAACCAAACGGCGGAGACGGCTCATCGGGCGGAGGATCAGGTGGAAAAACTGTTGCATCAACACAAGGAAATAACGGTGGTACATCGTCAGGTTTTGCAGGTGGTGCGGGTGGTGGCTCTCCAGTTGCTGTCGGCGGAAACGGCTCAGGAACTGGAAACTCAGGTATCGGTGGCGCGGGTGGTGGAGGCATAGACATCAGCACATTCATAGGTGGTGCAACCTATTACGCGGGAGCGGGAGCGGGTGGCGGTGCAAACACTCCAGCGGCTGCACCGAACGGCGGCGTAGCCGGAGCCGGCGCAGGCGCAAACGGCGCAAACGGTGTAAATTATGGTGCGGCAGGGTCGGGCGGCTGCACAGGCAACAACGGCGCAGCAAAAACAGGTGGAAACGGCGCGGCTGGTGCCGTATTTGTTCGAGTAAAAACATCGTGAGTAAAGAATATATTTTTCTAGCAGGTTTACCACGCTCAGGCTCAACACTTCTCACAAGTATTCTCAATCAAAACCCTGACATCTTTGCATCATCATCGTCGCCTGTTTGCGATGCGTTATATCACACACATCAAATGTGGTACAGCCGACAAGCCTTACAAGCAAACCCAAACCCGACAGCTGTACAGAATGTGGTGCGGTCACTCATCCCAGCGTTTTACGCCGACAGAATCGAACCAATCATCATTGACAAAGCATTCACCTGGGGAACACCCGACAATCTTTCCGTACTAATCAACGCGCTCGGCTACATACCCAAGTTCATCGTCATGGATCGAGACATGAACGAAATCTTGGCATCATTCCAACGCCTAATTGACAACTCACCAAACTTCAACATTGACTTACAAACAACCACAATCGACCCATGTGTGATGTCGCAACAAAACCTTTTGTCACAGATATCTCAACAATGCTTCATCGTGTCGTATGAGCGTCTATGCAACGACACAACGAACCTGCTGAAAGAGTTCTATAATTTTATTGGTCAACGAAACTTTCAACACGACTTGTCGCACATTGTGAACACTTGCACCGATGATGACAGCGTGTGGGGTTTAACCGATATGCACAAAATCATGCCAACAATTAGGACAAAACAATGAGCCAATACTTTGCACAAATCAACGATGACAATGTCGTTGTTGATGTCCATGTCGTAACACAAGAGTTTATTGACGCAAACCCTGACCGTTACCCAGGCACATGGGTTGAGACTTTCTTTGATAAAGCAGGCAAACAATACGCCGGAGTTGGGTTTACATATGACTCAACAACAAACAACTTTACTCCGCCACCACCACCAGTCATCGTTAATCCGTAGATGTGGGTCGCACTTTAACTAGGTGGCTGATTCCGCTACCAGCAATCCTGTTCTCGATCTGGCCGACTACGGTTCGAGCCGAACCGATACCTGGGTTGAATACGACCTACTTCACGATTGACGAGATCCCGCCAGTCCAGTCGACTGATGAATATCCTGTTTGCGGTTCAGAGGTCGAGAACAATATCAATCGCAGTTATGACGGTGAACCGTACGAGGATTGCACAGGCGATCTGTTCATGGTTCACATGACCGGCTACATCACAATCCCAGTTCACGACACGATTGAGTTCATGCTCGCGTCAGATGACGGCGGTGAGATAACTATCGGTGATGAGATGTTCGGTGTTTGGTATGACCAAGGCTGCACATGGACTATGTCAGGCAATCTTGACATCGAGTCTGGCAGTGTCCCGCTTCAACTCTTCATGTACGAAAACGGCGGTGGGTCCTGCGTAATGCTTGCGTGGAAGATTGATGACGGTGACTGGCAGATCGTGCCAGACTCCGCGTTCACAACTCAGGCTGGTTCAACAACCACGACCACAACCACAACATCGACAAGCACCACCAGCACGACACTTCAAGAGTCCACAACAACTTCTTCCACGACTTCGACATCTACATCAACCCTTCCACAAGAAACGACCACAACGACTTCGACAACTCTTGCACCAACAACCACGCAAACGACAACAACAACGTCAACGACGACCATCCCAGTTCAAACAACGACCACAACTTCTGCACCATATACACCTCCTCAGACGACTACGACTAGCGAACCAGTCGTCGTATTAGTTCCTGATACCACGACCACAACTGTCGCACCTGAACCCGAATCCACAACATCCACCACGATTGAAGAAACATCTACAACCGAGCCTGTTGAGCCTGATCCGACTGTTCCTGAATCCGTTCCAACTCTGCCCGCCGAAACAACCACGCCAACATCACAGCCGTTGCAAGAACCAGATACCCAAGAAACATTGCCACCAGAAGAAGAGAGTTCATCGACCACAACGCTACCTGACATCGAGTCTGAGGTGTTCACCGAAGAAGAACTAGATGAGTTCGTAGAGACACTCGACATCGTTGAAGATGAACCGATCACCGACGAGAAGGTTGAACAGATTCTTGAAGTGTTGGCTGATGCGGCACCGGCACAAATTGTCGCAGCAATCGAGCAGATCTTGACCACCACAATCACATCCGACCAGGCGGTCAGCATCGCGTCAACACCTGAAGTGTTGGATGCGGTAACACAAGACCAAGCCGAAGCGATCTTTGAAGAGATCATCGTGGAAGAACTCACAACCGAACAAGCCGACGAACTCGTTGAAGTCCTGAACGAAGCACCAACAAAAGTGAAGAAGGCGTTCCAAGAAACCATTGATGTGTTCGCGGGCTTGTTCGATTCGTTCCAGATGGTCGGCCAGACCATACCTGTTGGCGAGCGTAGAACTTTGGTCGCCGTATCAAATACACTTGTGGCGGTAGGAGCAAGCCTGCGCAGAAGGAACACCTAGTGTTTGCCAAACTTAGAGATGAACTGTTTGCGCTCGGCTTCACGCTGGGCGCATCCGCGATCACCATCATGACGCTGTCTGGAACCGTACAGAACTGGGCGTTGATATTCACGTTCCTGTCCCTCGCACTACACTTGGCAGGAGTATTGACCAAAGGAGAAGAAGATGGATCAGGACATGAAGATTAAACCGAACGCAACTGCTGCAAGATTCTTTGACCTCGGACAAAGACTGTTCAGTCTGTTCCTCTCGACAGCACTCCCAGCAATCACCACAGGCGCAGTCATCGGTGTGTCGGTTGCCAAGTCGGCGATCATGGCTGGAGCGATGTCGGTCATCGCAGTTGTGCAGAAGCTCGCAGCCGCATCGGTTGACGGTGCGTTGACAGCGGACGAGATCAAAGAAGCATTCGGAACAAGCAACGGCAAGAAGAAGAAGTGAACGCAAAGAACTGGCCGATAGTCAAGGTCACTTTGCCGGCAGATCTCAAAGGCGTCAAGCCTGGTGAGGTGCCTGCGCATCTGCTCCGCGACGTCCAACCGTACGGCAAACTTCACTGGCGAGCAGCCGACGCATATCATGCGATGCGCGACAAAGCATTCGCAGACGGAATAAAACCATTCAAACCAACCTCAGCAGGCGACACCTACCGCACACTTGCCATGCAGACCACAGTGTTCTTGCAGCGATACCAGAAGTCACCGCTCGCAGGCGCATCGACACGAACTTGGGAAGGTGTGAAGTGGTACAAGAAGTCACCGACCATGGCATCGCTTGCGTCGCCAGGCTCGTCCATGCACAATCTTGCCATTGCGGTTGACATCTGGTCGGCGTCAGGTCCACGCTTCGAATGGATGCTGAAGAACGCACTTGACTTCGGCTTCTCGTGGGAAGTCGTACCAGAAGAACCATGGCATCTTCGCTACACAGCCGGCGACAACGTCCCTGCTGCTGTCCAAGCATGGCTTGACCGCAAGAAGGTCGTGTGACATGGACGCTGGACTCGCAATCGTCTTCGCCGCAGTAGTTGCAGCACTCGGCGGAATCGCCGTCGCCATCATCCAAATGCGCAACCTCGCCAACGAAAACCGAACCGACCACGCAATCGTCCAAAAGCGACTCGACACCGTGATTGACATGGTCGGCAAAACATCTGCGAAACTCACCAGCCATCTCGACTGGCATGTCAACACATCAACCAAGGAGCCACGCAAAGACCTAAAGGTCAAGCAGGTTGCGACACGCAAGAAGAAGTGACCGCCGTACTTGTCATCTGGCATGACGCGCACAGCGGATCCGAATCATGGATACCAATCACCAGCCTCGACACCGAACCAGCGGTCGTCAACACAGTCGGCTTCCTGTTGTCCACATCCGATGGTGGCAAGCCTGAACATGTCACCGTCTACCAATCACGCAACGAAGACGCCATTGACCACGTTCTGCACATTCCTGTGAAGATGGTTGTCAGCATCAAAGTGTTGATGGATCTAGAAATAAATACTCCAGACCGCTAGATATAGCGTTAATCTCAGCCCATCGGCTAAGGTTGGCAGGTGCGCTCCCCACTAGGGTTGATGTGGCACCGCAACCAGTCACCTCCTTCTGGTTGCGTTATCCCTGCACTTACGAAAGGACCACGATGCGCATACTCTCCGCAATCATGGCAACAGTCGCAACACTCACCATGAGCCTCGGCATAGCCCACGCTGCTTACGCACCAGACGTCACCAGAAGCGATGTCGAAGCATTACAGCCACTCTGGCAACCTGACAGGCTTGACCTACCCAAGCCGATCAAGTTCCGTCACGGCGATGTCTCCTGGCTTCCGTCCCTTGCCAAGCAGGCAGGATGGCCAGACAACAGCATTGACCAGCTCACCCAGATCGTCCTACGCGAATCGGGTGGATGCCCGAACCGTCGCGGTGGAGACAAGGTTGACAAAGACTGCAACATCACAGGTGTCAGCGAATGGAATCACCGATCCGACACAGGGCTTCTACAGATCAACGGCGTCAACTACGACATGAAAAGAAACAAGTGGGCTGCGGTCTGCCGTGAACTAAACATCTGCACCCAAGCACCATTACTCGACGCCTACACGAACCTTCAGGCTGGGCTGGTTCTGTACCGTCTGTCAGGCTTCGAGCCTTGGAACCCTTGTAACTGGACGGTTTGCAAGGTATCCACCACATCCATGCCCTAATGTCCTATAACTGATACAGGCGAAGTATTAACTAGGAGGACAAATGAGTAACAAAGAAAAAATCAAGTTCACATTGGCGTTCATCTTGGCGGGTTGGGTCATGCTTCTTTGCATGCCACGACTCCCAGAAGAATCACCGGCATCAACGACACAGATCGCAATCTATGCGGCAATCAACTTTGCGGTGATGATCAAAGTATCTAAATGGATACGCCAAATTAACTGATGAGCGAAAACAGAATCATTGACGTCTGGTCGGAGTCGAAGAACGTCTTCGAATTACTCCGACCAGATTGGCAACAATACGGAACTTGTCGTGGTGAAGGGACAGACATCTTCTTCCACGAAAGATATTTGCATGCGGTGCGTGAAGCGAAGAAACTTTGCGACATCTGCGTGGTCCGTGAAAAGTGTCTAGACTTTGCTATCAAGAACGATTCTGTCGGCGTGTGGGGCGGACTGACAACAGTCGAGCGACGCATTGAGACACGACGACGAAGGAGAGATGGTACTCATGTCAAATCCACAACGAAGAAAAGGTACGCGCGCCGAATTGCAGGTGGCGAAGTTCTTCCACGACCACGGCCACCCAAAGGCTGAACGCGCCAGATCAGGTTGGTCCGACGACCGCGGCGACATTGACGGTGTCGAAGACCTGACCGTAGAAGTGAAGGATCAGCGCAGACACGACATCGGTTGTTGGCTTCGAGAACTAGAAGTTGAGCAGAAGAACCGTGGCACGAATCATGGTGTTTGCGCCGTGAAGAAACAAGGCGCAGCCGAAGTTGACAACTGGTATGCGATCATGACAATGACCGAGTTCCTCAAACTTTGGAACGCCTACAAAAACATTCCTGACAATCCCGCATCCGCGCACACAGATCCGATATAGTTCCAACCAACAAAGATTCCCAAGAAAACAAGGAGACTGCACATGCTCGAAGAAACACGACAAGAAGCACCGAAAGATCGGTGGGGTCGTTACCTCGTCACAACACCTGACGGCAAACAACGCGGCTACACCCGTGTCACCACGATCGCGAAAGCACCAGACGACGAAGCCGCATTGAAACAATGGGCGAACCGAATGGTTGTCACCGGCTTAATCAACCGATCAGATCTACTTGCGCAAGCGTCCACAAAACTTGATGACAAATCTGCGTTGAACAGAATCTGTGAAGAAGCAATCACCGCAGGTGGCGGATCACATCGCGCCAACCTCGGCACAGCACTCCACTCAGTCACCGAACAAGTTGACCTCGGCAAGAAACCACAAATCCTCCCAGGTCTGCAACCAGATGTTGACGCGTATGTATCCACATTGCAAAAGTACGGTGTCCACATCATGCCCGATTACATCGAGTCAGTCGTCATCAACGACAGCTCAGAATACGCAGGAACACTTGACCGCATAGTCGAAGTGGACGGCCGAATGTACATCGCCGACCTCAAAACTGGCACCGACCTCACCTACTCTTGGCGGTCAATCGCAATCCAGTTGGCTGCCTACGCCGACGCCGAACACATCTACAACTACCAAACCGCAGTCCGCACCAGCCTGCCGATGATTGAGAAGGATCGTGCCATCGTCTTTCACTTACCAGCAGGCGAAGCCCGCTGCGAACTGTACTGGGTAGACCTCAACGCAGGACGCGAAGGTCTAGCACTCGCACTCAATGTTCGTGCTTGGCGTAAACGCAACAATCTGAACGAACGCTTCGAAGAAGGCAAGATCATCAAACTAGACACAGGTCTTGACAAGCGTCGCGACTGGATGACAGCACGAATCAAACACATGCCAGAACCAGCGCAGAAGATGTTGCGGGCATTATGGCCGAACGAAGTACCGAAGTTGGCTGACGCATCATCCGAACAAATAGACCTACTGATCCGCATCGTCGGTCTGCTCGAAGCCGAACATAGTGTCCAGTTCTTTGAAACAGATCCGATGGTGAAACCTGCCCGCAAGAAGGCAAAGAAATGACCGACACATTCGAAGGCCGAACATATGACACTGGCGTTGACCGCTCATGTGTACTGCAACTCCAATCAGAGTTTGACTGCCTCCGCCCACATCAACGCGCAATGATGAAAAAGATTGCAACAGAATGCAACGAGTACGGTCACTCCATCTCGTTGGATCAACTCAAATCGCATCGCAGATATCAGATCGGACGAGGTCTAGTTGACCTCATCTTGTCTGATAACTGTGACGAACTCCTGATCACGAGTCTCTGCCACTCGATTCAGGGTGTGTTATTCAAAACGGCAGGCGGTGCCATCGGGCATCTTGACGCATCCTGCGCAGAACAGTTCGCTGTCATCTGTCGTGCGATTCGTTGGGATGAACAAGACATCGTGTGGAACACATCAACGGACTCTTACGGATTCACACGAACTCCTACGGATTCCCAAACAAGCAAAGAAAAGGTAGGTAAGTAATGTCAGACGAACAAGATCTCCTAGCAGGAGGCGGACCCAAACTGCCAAGTTTGAAGTTTGAGAAAATCGGTGATGTACACAGTGGCATCGTGACTGATGTCAAGAAACTAGAAGATCGAGATCCAGCTGGCGTCGCAAAGACCTGGCCGAACGGCGATCCAAAGTTCGTGTATGTGATCAACCTCAAAACAGAAAACAATGGCGATTCAGCATTGTGGGCGCGTGGTGCGATGATCACGGCGATCCGTGAGGCAGCGAAGCAAGCATCCGTTACGGAGTTGACCGGCAATCGAATCTCGGTCAAATACTCAGGCGACGGAGAGAAGAAAGCAGGCTTCAACGCACCGAAACTGTTCGCAGCCAAGGTTGAGAAGGTCGCCACAGACGACCGCTGGTAAGTAATTGACGAAGGCTCGAACCTTACTTTGCGTCATTGGGAACCGCAGAGTAAGGTTCTTGTCCCAACCAGCGGAGGTCGATATGACTAAGAAAGATATACAGGACGCCATTGCGTTCCTTGAAAGACAATATGTCGGTGTCGGAGATCAAGACCGACTATTCGAAGTGATAGCAGCACTCAAACAAGAACTAGAACGGAGAAGCAAGAAATGACTGGCGACACATACGCAATGAGCCAAGAGATAGTCGAGTTACAAACCCGAGTCGCAGAACTATCTGTCGCACTAGAACTCGTCACCCAGCAACGCGACGACGACCGCACCAACTGCGTCAGCCTTCACCAAGAACTAGAAGCCTGCAAAGTTCATCTGCGCGAAGCACACGCACTTGTCAGCCGACTCCGCGTCCACATCCAACAAGGTGTTGAACTGTGATCACCATCGGACTCGACACATACATCGTCTGCCAACTGTGTGACGGCGAAGTCCGACTCAACACCGAACGCATCGCAGGATGTCTTTGCGACCCAGATAATCCAACATGGATCGGCATTGAACCAAACGGCCGTGTGCTTGCATTCAGCCAATCAAAATACGAGATCGTCAAGGACAACAAATGAAAACCCAATCAGTCGGAGCAGACATACTTCTCGAAGCACACCAACTCGTCACAGGACCACGCAACGACACCTACGGCAATGTCGTAGACGACTACAGCAAAGTCATCCACATCTTCGAAGGACTGACCGGCATCAAACTCAGCCTCTCCGACGCACTCCTGTTCATGGTGTCCGTCAAGATGGCGCGACTCCGCACCAACCTTGACAAGAACCGACTACACCACGACTCGCTCGCCGACGCACTCGGATACCTCGGCTTACTCAACCAGGCTTACAACGATCTGCCATTCCCGCGCACCGTGGCAGAACGATGAAAGCCCGACTCTGCTCCTGCCTACCGAACCGCATCCTGCCGGCGAAGCCTGTGTGTGGTGAGAAACTAGACGACGACGATGAGTGAGCATCAGGATCCGATTGATGACCGCATCAAATACTTTATTGAATCCGAAGTTGACGCCGACAATGTTTGCACCGCCTATGTGCTGGTCGCGACCATCCAAAACTATGTGACAACCGAACAAAAATTCTTCACCATATGCCCACCGGAGCAAGTGACATCAACTACGATCGGGCTACTCGAATCAGCCTCGGCTGCCGAGAAGTTGAGGATAGCAAGACAGTTATTAGAAGACGATTGACCATAGGAGGTCTGCACAATGGACAAAACAAGCAAAGCAATCATTCAAAACTTGATGAACGAACTGGCGATAGAACGCCAACTCGCCGACCAGCTCGCCGACGCACTCATCAACGGAGGTATGGATCGGCAATTCCAAGCGATCGCATTCCACGAACACACACGCAACGGATTCATGTACCCAGGCGTCAAGGTAGGCAACTCACCAGAGTCAAAGCCGAAGAAGCGTGGCAAGCGTTCACCGAACCATCCGAGCATTCGATACAAGTGGGCGCGACCTGACGCAACAAACAAAGACTTCTGGATTCAATTCCAGCAAGAGCAAGACAAACCATACGATCAAGATGAGGAGAACTAATGAAACAGATCTACATCAACACGATGCTCGGCACAACGCGCATCGACTACGACCCAAACGCTGACGGTGACATCATCATCGTCGCACCAACCTGCACGATCACAGCCGTGCATCGTGAAGCAATCGAAGCAACAGGCATCCAACCTGAAGACATCGACATATTCAACACCGAGACTGGTTGCACCACACCACTCATCAAACAGTGACCACGAAGCAACAGGCAAAGAAGTTCTTCTGCTTCCCAGCAAAGAAACTCATTGAACTGTGGCCACCGAACACACACGCTTCCTTGTTGGCGGATGTGTTCGGTGTGTCACGAGGAACCATCTGCCGATGGCGAAACAATCAAGACGCAGCACTAACGCTGTGGCAAGCAGACAAGTACGCAATCAAAATAGGAATGCACCCACAAGAGATATGGACGGACTGGTATGACAAGCAATGAACAACACTTCAAACGAGACGCATGGCTATCAGGCCGACACCGACTGTGGGGACGAGACGTACCTGCGATGGACTTGGACTTCATCCTCGCCGAATACGACCGATGCGTACCGATGGCACTCATCGACTACAAACACGAACACGGCGTCATCAACCTCGAATCTGCGAACATCCGAACGCTCATCGCTCTCGGCGACATGGCAGGTCTGCCGGCGTTCATAGTCCGCTACGGACACTCGAACCAAGACGGCTGGTGGGGAGAAGTCCCAGAAGATTCAACACCGTGGTTCCAAGTGATACCGCTGAACGTGTATGCACACGGCGCAGACCTACCATCAAATGACAACAACACCAAGTTGAGCGAACTTGTCTTCGTGTCCTGGCTCTATGACATGCGCGGTCGGAAGATCCCGCAAGACATCGTGAACATAATTATTAAACATTAAACTAAGCAACTCAAACAAGGAGAGTTCATGAGCGTGTTACAAACTGCACTTGCATACGCCAACAAAGGCATTCGAGTCGTACCAATCAAACAAGGCGAGAAGCGACCGCCGATGCAAGGCTGGCAGAACGCAGCCACATCCGACCCGACCACAATTCGCACATGGTTCGAAGGACAGTTCAAAGACTGCGGACTAGGCATCGCGACAGGCGACTTCCGTGACCGCTACCTAATCGTCATCGACATAGATGACCGTGAACAGTTCAGCGGATCAGACACACTCGCAGACCTAGAAGAACTCAACGGCAAACTCCCAGAGACAGTCGAAGTCATCACAGGCTCCGGCGGACGACACATCTACTTCCTCACCGACCAACCGATCCGCAACGAAGCATCAGGCCGACTCGGACAAGGCATCGACATCCGTGGCATCGGCGGACAAGTCCTTGCACCACCAACCATTCATCCGAATGGCAAGACCTATGAATGGGTTGAAGGCAGATCAATCGCCGAACACAAACCAGCCGACATGCCGTTGTGGATGGTGTTGATCCTCACCGAGAAACCCGCCGATGACATACCGATGACATACGAGTCAACCGCAAACATACTCACCGAAGAAGGACCAGCGTCAAGATATTGCGCTGCGACAACTTGGCCTGACCTATTACGCCAAGACGGATGGACACTCGCACACATTGATCAGTCAGGTGAAGCACACTGGATTCGACCAGGCAAAGATATCCGCGAAGGCACCAGCGCAACTACAGGATGGCAAGGCAAAGACATCATCCGAGTCTTCACGACCAGCATCACGAACCTGCCCGCTGGTGCATACACACGCTTCGGCTACACCGCAGCCATGCACCACAACGGCGACCGATCAGCGTTCGCCAAGAAACTATTACAAGAAGGCAAAGCACTCGTACCAGTCGAGCAACCATCAAAGACCGACAACATACTCATCAACTGGACAGACTTCTGGAACCAATCATTCCCAGCCGAAGACTGGCTCATCGAACCCATCATTCCACGCAACCAACTCGTCGTCATCTTCGCACCAGGCGGAACAGGCAAATCGTTGCTCGCGCTCTACATCGCAGCCGCACTAGCCACAGGTAAAGAGATCTTCGCCGAACCCAAACCACCAACCAACGTCCTCTACATGGACTACGAAATGTCACAGGCTGTTCTCTACGAACGACTCACCGCAATGGGCTACAACAAAGACACAGACCTCACACGACTCCACTACGCCTCACTCCCACCCATCGACGCACTCGACAAACCAGAAGGCGCAAAACAAATCTGCGATCTAGCACGAGCCTGCCAAGCCGAACTCGTAATCATAGACACCTTCGCACGAGCAGTCGAAGGCGCAGAAAACGACGCCGACACCGTCCGCAACTTCTACCGCTGGACAGCCATCAACCTCAAACAAGAAGGCCGATCACTCATGCGCATAGACCACGCAGGCAAAGACCTCAAGAAAGGCGCACGAGGCACCAGCGCAAAGAACGATGACGTTGACCTGGTCTGGCAGATGACCAAAGTAGACGGACGTCTAGTCATGATCCGACAAAAGCACCGGCACACCTGGATACCCGAACGAATCAACCTCATCATCCACGACCAACACAAAATGTTCACACAAGACATCCAAGGCGGCGAACGACTAACCCAAGCCCTCAAGATGCTAGAAGAACTCAATATCGACCCAACCATCAGCCTCGACGCCATGTGGGCCGAAGTCAAAGAACGCGCCGAAACGATCTACCATGTAGTCCGCAAAACAGCCCGACAAGCCCACACCCAACGCCGAGAACAGATAAATGATCCACTCTTTGAACAGTTCTAAAACCCACGGCGTGACACGGCGTGAAACCACACCTTACGCCGTCACGCCGAACACACACGGCGTGACCACGGCGTACGCCGTTTTCGCCTGCAAACCCTTATATTCATTGAGTCCAACCCACGGCGTGAAACACGGCGTGAAACACAATTTGTCACATACGCCGTCCCGCGCCAAGTATTACTTGGCGTGACGGCGTGACCATGCCTGGCGCACACCTATGACCATCTCTAGACCATGTCTAACTTGCCGACAACTCACCACCAACCCACGCCGATGCCCAGACTGCCAGACCACATACAACCGACTCCATCCCAAACCCAAGCGACCGCATTACGCAGGCGACTACCAAGCACGAGCCAAGGCAGTACGCGAGTCTGCCCAATACTGTTGGATCTGTCTCGAAGGCGCACGAGCCGACGACCCGTGGACTGCTGACCACGTCATACCTGGAGACAAGGACAGCCCACTTCTTCCCGCGCATCGGTCGTGCAACTCGCGACGCGGCGACGCGAAGTGAGGCGGGTGTAGAGATGGAGGGTGGGTCAAAAGTTTGCGACCTTAGGCGTCTATGAC